CTCGACACCTGTCTGGTTGTAGTGTGGTGGACTGTTGACTATATCAGCAGAAGGTGGGTAGTCTTCTGGGCTATCTACATCACTTTGTTGCATAGCTTGTTTCATGTACTTCTCGTGTCTCATTGTTTCTTTCCAAAATCAACTTTAATTACATTGTCATCAAACTGGTGTTTAAAATCGTCTTCATATTCTTCTATCATGGACTCTGCAGTTTCCTTAAACTTTATTGAAGCCACACCCTTGTCGTAAACGTCATCAAGATTGTCTCTTATAGTTTCCATAACACCCTCTTGTATGATCATTGCAGGGTTAAAGTCTTCTTCATTCTCATAAGTTTTATTTGTTGTGTCGTATGCTGTCAGCGTAAAATTTTCACCGTCAAGGGGTTTGAGTATGATGTAATACCTGTCTGGTAACAGGGACATAATCTCTACCTGTTTGTTTAACTCTGTTTCATCAATGGTCATTTTTTCACCCACTCCATAGGAATAGACCCTTCAGCCCATTCAAAGTTATATCGCGTACACCACGCAGCGTACGTCGTCTTACTTCCCTTGTAAATCTTGTTTTTGGCGTTCATAAATACGAAACGAATATCCAACTCAGGATGTTGTTTCTTCATCAACACCATCTTAACCCTGTCACCCTTATCTAAGTGTCCTTTTGCTTCCACATAGATGTTTGTTTCTGGAAAATAAAAATCGGGAGTGTAATGTCGAGGAGCGGGTATGTATTCAAACCGCTCTTCTTCGTACTGGAACTCAATGTTGTTTGCAGTCAAAGCCTTTGCTAAATTAAGCTCAAACTTAGACCTGTACTTTATTTTGTTACTCAAAAGGTTATCCCTATAGATATTAATCTTTTTTCTAGGTACCCTGCCAGTTTGGGGGAATACTTTTCTATGTTGGTAAGTTCTTTTGTCAAAGGGTGCATCGGCACACATACATACGCTCCTGAAAATGACCGTCTACTTATCTGTTGTAGTTCAGTTTCAACCTTTTTAATATCCCGTGCCTCTGTGTCAGACAACAGGTGACCATCCTTACCGTAGTGATTGATAAGCGTCAAGGGTAATCCCTTTTCGTGTAGCCTCAATCTAGTGACCCTACGTTCTCCCCCTGTGCCAGTGCTGGACTCTATATACACATGACTAAGGTCATTGTTTAGTTCCATAAGTTCTACCTCATAATCTTTCACAAATAGGTACGGCATCTTTACATTTCTTTCTTTTTGAGTTTGTCGTACCACACAAGCGGCGGGTTCTTTGCTTTGGAAGTAACCTTACCGTGTAGAACAGCGTTAGGCCAACAATGTGATCTGTACCCACACAAGTTACATTGTCTAGGCAAAACTTTGTTACCTGTTTTTATAACCTCACCATCACGGCGATAAGTTTCTGGCTCCGACTTAAACGGAACAAACGGCTTTACATCAGGGTCTGTAAGAAACTTGACTCGTTTCTCTGCATCTTTTAAATAGGCTTCTTTGTCATCCTGCGCCCAATCCGGCACTTCAACAATAGCCACCATACCACTAGACTTGTTAACAACGATCCATCCCCCAAACGGTAAGCCTGTAGCTTCCGCATAAAGAAACCCCTGCATGACATAGCCAAAGGGGTCATCCTCTTTTAG